ATTGGGATCTTATAAACTGGATTTCGTTGCGTCGACGATGCTGAGCGATTCTGTAAAAAAATACGAAAACATTGATGATACTTGCAAGATCTACACCAAAAATATGAAAGGTATCGAAGTGGATGGGTTCGTTCATTTCGAGATTATTAATAATTCAAGCGAGCTCTATGACGACGGCGCCAAGTTTAAAATCGTAGGAATCCACGACCAAGGATTTATCATAGAAGGAAATGTCCATTGTAAAGATAAAATGAATTGGGGGTTAGCCAAGGACGATATCAGTCCACGCGATATATTTGAAATGACCAAGCAAGGTCCGCAAGAAAAGGGAATCATCGCAAAATACTGTATTCAGGATTGTAATTTGGTTCATAAATTGTTTCAAAAAATAGACGTGATGACCTCGTTTATAGAAATGGCCAAGTTGTGTAGTGTGCCGATACAGTTTCTTGTACTCAGAGGCCAGACCATCAAGCTTACCAGTTATATGGCGTTAAAGTGCAGAGAGAAGGACGTGCTGATGCCTCTTATATCCAAGGGTGGTGGCGATGAAAGTTTAGAAGGCGCCAATGTGCTGGACCCCAAGTGTGGTTTATATTTAGATGATCCAGTTGCTTGTTTAGATTATAGTTCGCTGTATCCAACGTGCAGTATTACAAATAACATTTGTATGAGTAGTTTAGTCTGGAGAAAAACATACGATTTGAAAGGTAAATTAATCAAGGTAAAGGGTGTTCAAAACGAGAATAAGGAGTTTATCTATGACGATTTACCAGGATACCAATATGTCGATATACCGCGTGATGATTACGAGCCAGGTACTAAAAATGTAATTGGAAAAATAGTATGCAGATGGGCACAATACCCGGGTGATGACAAGGCCATATTTCCATCGATTCTAGAAGAGTTGCTTAAATCGCGAAAGGCGACTAAAAAGCAAATGGAAAAAGAAGCCGACCCTTTCAAGAAAAATATTTTAGAGAAACGACAGTTAAGTATCAAGATTACTGCCAACAGTTTATACGGTCAATCGGGCTCAAAAATCAGCAGTTTTTACGACATTGATGTGGCTGCATCGATTACGGCTAGCGGTCGTATCTTATTGGACTATGCAAAAAATGTCATTGAAACCGTATATCAAGGACCTGTCGAAACAAAATACGGTGTGATGCATACTGCAGCTGAATACGTATATGGTGATACAGATTCCGTATTCTTCAAATTTAATTTTACAAAAGACGGCAAGAAATTAGATGGCAAGACGGCGCTCGAATTGACGATCGATTTAGCACAAAAGGCGGGCGAATTGGCGACTAGTTTCTTGAAGAAACCGCACGACTTGGAGTATGAGAAAACGTTTATGCCGTTTTGCCTTCTCTCTAAAAAGCGATACGTGGGTATGCTGTATGAGCTGGATATCAATTCGTGTAAACGCAAATCAATGGGAATCGTGCTAAAGAGACGCGATAATGCAAATATAGTAAAAGATGTGTATGGTGGTATCATAGACATCTTAATGAAAGAAAATGATATTGATAAATCGATTGCCTTCTTGAAATCGAGTTTGGACGATATTGTACACGAGAAAGTACCGGTGGAGAAGCTGATTATAAGTAAATCGATCAGATCGTTCTACAAGAATCCAAAACAAATTGCGCATAATGTTCTCTCGGAGAGAATTGGTGTACGTGACCCGGGTAACAAGCCAGCGCCTGGCGATCGTATTCCGTATATATACATTGACAATGGTAGCAAACTTCAAGGTGACAAAATAGAAACGCCGTCGTATATTAAAGAGAGAAATCTGAAGATTGATTACGGGTATTATATTACCAATCAGATTATGAATCCAGTGCTACAATTGTTCTCTCTTGTGCTCTATGATATGAAGGAGTTCAAACGACGAAAAGTAAGCTTTATACAAGAATTGGAGACATACAAGGAAACGTTGGAGCCAGAAAAGTATACCAAAAAGGAACAGGCTCTTAAAGACAAGGAAGTTGAAAAAATATTGTTTGAGCCTTATTTGAGAATTAATAAAAATAAAAAATCAAATACCAAGGCAATCACGTCATTCTTTAAGGCCTAGGTGCTGAAACATTCGTGTATTTGTAATACCAGTTCATAGACAAAAAGTCGTTCGATGGAGGCATATTATCGCTATTTAACATTACTAATGATGGCCCTGCAGCAAACAATGCCTGTATTTCATCATAATTGATGGCATTTGCATAATATCTGATAGACGAAATGTATCCTTTAAACCCGGTCGAGTCTCCTATATAAACGTGATCGGTGTTTTGTTTTGGTACATTAATTAAGATTGTTCTTTTTGTAAGAATGCCGTTGATATAAACATCTACATAAGTTCCTTGTACTCGTACGGTACAGCATACCCATTTTTGCATCGGAATATTGGGTATAGTAATCGTTTCATTGAATGTGGCTTGTGACGTTTTCCCTGGGTCAAATGTATTTAATACAACAACTAATTCGTTTTCATTTGCACCTGGAGTAATGAATAGCCCGGGTGATACATTTAGGTATCGATTCATTCGAGTGGTCGTAGTTATCGCGTTATTTATACCTTTTGAGAAAATGCGTGCACCACCGCCGGTGTTACTTACACCGCTTATATCTTGTACGATAAACCAAACATTCCACGAGAATTCTATACCCTGAGGTTGATCCACTGACCTAAATATAGGTACCGAATCTGTCACATTTGGATCAACGTTTATTTTTGTTTGTACATTGCTTGGAACCATACCATTGATCACGTATGGATTATATTGTGGGCCAAACATATAAAATATAAACTGAGCTCCAATTTGAAACAATACCACGAATAGTAATACACATAATATAAAATAGACAAAGTTAGAAATAGCTGTATTTGAACTAAAAAATTGCTCCGTCATTGCACCCATCTTACTTAAAGGTACACTGACCTCAGGTTTTTCACTTATATCAGTGACTTGTTTTTTTGCGACATCCACCTTTTCTTTCACTGTATCTGAAACCTTTTGCGCAGCATTCATCACTTTATCTTTGATAGCAGTTCCTGCATTTAAAGCTTTTTTTGCTGCATTACTTGCTTGGTTAGATAATTTAGGCCCATTTCCTAAACTATTTTTCATTTTATTTAATGCGTTCATTATATAATTATTAATATTTTAATTTACATTAAGTAAAACTTTGCTTTTTCAGTCTGATTTTGATAAAACGTGAACGATGCGTTGAATTGATTCAACCAGTTATTACCAAAACCACTATTGTAAATATCCCAGGCGTCCTGAGGAGTTAAAAATCTATCATAATAACGAGTGTTTGCAGTCGATCCGCTAAAACCAGGCGCCCCTGTAATCGTAAAATCTGGGTTAGTTACTGTACTCGATTGAGGCATAACATATTGAGGGTTATTTGTGACATAGGTGTCGACTAGCTTACCATTAATATAAGTGTCCACGGTTTTGTCTCCAAAACAAACTGTGATGTTGACCCACTTTTGGATACTAATATTCTCAATTGTTATTTTATTAGGAATTCCTGTTTGTGGCGCTGTTGTATTAAATGTCGCGAAATCAATGATTAAATTATTGACATTGCTATCTAGATAGATGGCAGGGTTGCTCATATTTTGGACTTGGCGCGTGATAATTGGTTTCGGTGCTCCGTAATTTACATTCCAGTCACTTATATATATCCAAGTGGATAACGAATAAGATGTTGACGTCGCCGAATAAGATGTCCCTGCAATTTTGAGGGGCGTCATTGCATCTACTGGCGATTTATTAAACGTATAGAATGAGTTAAACATTGGCAAATTAATAATTATGATGACGGTGACAATTACAATTAATATAGTAAGAACTAACTTAGCATTACCTTCTATTTCACTCGTAGTTAATATATAACCGCCTATGATTACAAATATTACCATCAATATTGTTGTAAGATCCATTATAATTATACGATATTAAATTTTTGGATGGCGTGAATATAAACTTCCAATTTTATTTAAATCTAGCGGTTGTTCTGAATATACGAGTTGAGTGATTCCTCCTAAATTATTGTTATCGATAAACCCAACCTGAAGCAATTCTTCAGGAGAGACATAGGTCACAATCCCAGCACTTGAAGACACTAAGTTGTTGTTGATAAACAAATCAAACGTACCATAATCGTAATTCATCACAACGTGGTTCCATCTTTGATATAATAAATTATTAGAACTGTACAATACTATAGGGGTTCCATCTTGGACGATTTCAACTGACAATTCTTTCGTCGCGTGGTCATAATACATAGATGGTCTTGACCCATATTTTAAAATAGTATCTTTACCCACCATAGTTTGGTCATTGAATAAATATATCCAGAACGAGAGACTATAGTGATATTTGTTACTTTTCAGGTTGCCCAATAATGTTTGAGATAAATCGCTCGAGTTATAAATTGCTAAATTTAATAATAGTCTTTCGTATAAGCTCATTACATTTTCTTGCTGTCGGACTATAAATTCAACATAATCTTTCATATTACCAGACGGGTCTTGTAAAGAGTCGGAAATCGATTTATCCGAGTACATTGCCTGGGCCAATATGTATCTTTCATAATCAGTAATGGTTAAATGCACGGGTATCGTTTCTTGTGCAAGTATACTGGTAAATCCTTCAGTAATGACCTGGGTGCTAGTGTTGTAGGATATATCTGGCCCTTTTGAAGTGCGCTGTAATCGTAATAGTTCTTGTTCATACCAAGGCCTTGATTTTATAATAAGTTCTTCTAATTGCATTTGATTCAAACTTACTTGGGGTCGATTTAAATAAGAAGGTTTATCAATCAAGAGTAATGGATGATTCAGGTTTACATACTCTGAACCAATAAATGCGATACATATAATTACTAAAATAATAAATAAAATAATCATAGTGCTTGGTGTATTATCGTAATCCTTTTTCATATATTCGATAGCATCTATCAGTAAACACGGTATATAAAATATAAGATCCTTTATAAAATCTACCACCTCATTGGTAACCTCGTCGTCTGCAATTTTTGTATAAGAGTTGATGATAGCTAATACCACGATTAATATAGTCATAGTAAGAAAAATAGAAATATTGAGTGTTTTTAATAGAATATGAATCATTAAATTATAAAAAATGTAAAACGATAAAAAAATAACAAGTACTAATAACAACATTTTACCAAATGTAAATGTATGAGTAGTTAATTCAAAACTAATATTAAACATTGGCTGCTGTTTCATACGTTTCATCATAAATAGTGCGACGAATGCTACCAATATAATGTACAATACGATGAGGGGAGTCCTTACGTAGTTTAATATGTTATCTGGATTGTAAAAAAATAAAATGTATCCACATACTAATAACACAAATATGAGAAAACTACCAGCTAAATTCGACATAGTTTCATCTGTTGAATCCTGAAAACTTCTCAATGTAGATAATCCAGTATCCATTATAATTTGTTTATATTAAATATTCTCCATTGAAGTTTTTTTACCGTGACAGTTGCGACATAGTGCTACCAAATTACTAATATCATTCGAACCACCTTGATCCAATCTCTGTATGTGATCTACTTCAAACCACGCCTTTAACATTTCTTTGCACTCGCCACATTTCCAGTTTTGGTTTGATGCGATGAATTTTTTCTTCGTTTCACTTACGCTGCGTTTATTTGTTTTACTGGGCTGCATTAGCCGGTTTACGGCCGGACTATTCAGCAGTGGACCCATCATACCCTTTGCATTTTTATCGATTGGCATTACGTTTACATACTGGTTTAATGCATTGAGGGCGCTTACACTTTGGCTTGGATTTCGAATGGTCATTAAATAAAACCCTAGACCCAATACGCCAATCAATGCCATTTTATAATATTTTTGGTACACCTGGAATGACTTGACGAAAAAATTATCGTGGTAGGTATTATACAGTAATCCGGCGGTTACGATTATTATCATAAAGGAAATATTCATTTATTTTTGTATAGAAAATAAATTATAGCAATAACTACACTAATAAAAATAACGTGTTTTACCCAGCGTCTCTCTATATGACGGTCTTTGTATAAAAATGCAAGGAATCTATCGTTGTATTCGTTATATTCCAAGTAACGCAATTTTTGATTTACGTGATAATCTTTGTATATCATATATCCATAGTATTTCATTGTTTCGGTTTTGTCATAAAACGTTTCGATGGGGTTATTTCGAGTGATGGTAAATAATAAATTTTGTTTGTCTTCGGGTAAAAAATAAGGGATTGCTTCAAATAATTGTTTTATTTTCTTTTTATTAGCTTTGTTAGGTACATAAAAATAACAAGAAAAACAAATATAATCAAAGACCATATTTATATTCATTAAAATATAGTATATAAAAATTTTATATATTCTTTATGAGATGGAACAGAAATATTTATGTAATAACTGCGGTAATTACGGCCATTTATTTTATAATTGTAAAAAACCAATCACCAGTCTAGGAATAGTGTGTGTTCGATACACCGATGATTATGAATATCTTCTAATACAAAGAAAGGATAGTTTGGGGTACGTGGATTTTTTAAGAGGGAAATACAATGAGCATAATGATTATCAACTCAATCATATTATATCAGAAATGACGGATGAAGAGATTGATAATATTAAAACAAAACACTACAGGGATTTGTGGGATAAACTGTGGAATAAAGTCAATGAAAAATATGAGCAAAAAAATGAGGATAAATATAATTACATCAAGGAGAATAAATCATATTTATTAAAATATAATTCTTGGCCAGAACCTGAGTGGGGTTTCCCAAAAGGAAGGCGCAATTTCAAAGAAAAGGATTTGGAATGTGCATTGAGAGAATTCGAGGAAGAAACTGGATATGATAAGAAGTATATCAACATTATCAAAAATTTAAATCCATTCGACGAGATATTTACCGGGTCTAATTTCAAATCCTATAAACACAAGTACTATTTGGCGAAGATCAATTATGACTACAGTCTAAATGATGCAAATTTTCAAAAGAGTGAGATTGGTAATATGGGGTGGTTTAAATATGAAGACGCTGTCAAGAAAATACGAGACTATAATATAGAGAAAATAGAAATATTAACTGCAATACAGCGGTTGTTACAGAATAAACTCATATAAACATTGGTTCAATAGATAAAATGAAATGGATTTTGTTCTACAGCAAGAATCTCTGATATGTGTGGCGCAACAGGTAATTATTTGAAAAGAAGGGTGT